CAGCCTACGCAACAAGCCGCACCGCAGGTAGACCCGAAAGCCAAAGGCTGGGCTGAGAAAAACGAATGGTTTGGTGAAGACGAAATCATGACTCAGGCTGCATTCACCTTCCATCGAAGACTTGTGGAAGAAGAAGGGTTTGACCCGCAGTCAGAAGACTACTATAGTGAAATAGATCGTAGGCTTCGAACGGAGTTTCCGCAGAAGTTTACGACGAAGAAAACGGGTGGAGGAAGCCAGGTCGCATCCGCTGGTAACTCCGCATCCCGCAATACTAAACAGGGGCGCAGGTCGGTCAAGCTGACGCATTCACAAGTCGCAATCGCGAAGAAGCTCGGCGTCCCTCTTGAACAGTACGCCAAGTATGTGAAGGATTAAAGCAATGGCTGATAGCAGAAAAACGCGCGAAGGCGCGACCCGCGAAACACAAACGCGCAGAAAACCTTGGGCACCGCCCAGTCACCTTGAAGCACCGGAACCTCCTGTAGGTTATGTGCATCGTTGGATCAGAGTTGCAATGCGTGGTGAGGAGGACAAAATGAATGTCCACGCCAAACTACGAGAAGGATGGGAACCTGTCCGTGCAGACGAGTATCCAAACTATGAAGCCCCCGTCATCGATGATGGCAAATATCAGGGCGTTATAGGGCAAGGTGGGCTGATGTTGTGCCGTTTACCTGTCGAGACCGCCAATGAAAGAGCCGCGTATTACGGGACCCGCACCCGCGAACAAATGGTTGCTGTCGATCAGGACTTAATGAAGGATCAACATCCTTCGATGCCTATTAGTAATAATAGGCAGAGTCGTGTAACTTTCGGAGGAGCCCCTCGCGGTGAGTCCGAGTAACTTTTGAGGTGCTATTATGGCAAATTCTAACGGATCCTTTGGGCTACGTCCCATAGGGAAAATTGGTCAAGCGACCAATTCTACCGGTATGACTGAGTACAGAATTGCGTCCGACAACAGTAANCCTATCTTCCAAGGCATGCCGGTTATTCCGCTTGCTGCGGGTGTTATTGACGATCTACAAGCTGCGGCTGGTGGTAACGTCTCTATCGTGGGTGTCTTTGGCGGCTGTGAGTATGTCTCATCTACTACTGGTGAAACTATCTTCTCTAACCAATGGCCTGGTTCTGGCGCGGATTCTAATTATCCTGTCAAAGCCTTTCTGTACGACGATCCAAATCAGTTGTTCACAGTCGCTACGTCTAACGTAGTTTCTGCGGCAAATACTGAGGCAGAGGTTCGTGCGGCTGTGTTCGCAAACATTGCGCTTGCAACAGGTAACTCTGGGTCAACAACAACTGGTATTTCGTCTGCAACAGCAGATCTGAATACTATCGCAACTACCAACACGTTGGCGTTAAGAATTATGGGCGTCCAAGATGACCCAGACAATTCTGATTTCACTGCTGCTGGTATTCCACTAATCGTTCGTATAAACAACCACTTCAATGCGCCTACTGGCTCCATTGCTGCTGGAACTGTTTCTACGACCGGCGTATAAGGAGGTCTAAACTATGGCTATTTCACGCGCACAATTAGCGAAAGAGCTTGAACCAGGTCTCAACGCCTTGTTTGGTATGGAGTATGATCGATACGAGAATCAGCACTCTGAAATCTTCACAACCGAATCCTCAGATAGAGCGTTTGAGGAAGAAGTTATGCTATCCGGTTTTGGCGCAGCGCCAACTAAATCGGAAGGTTCCGCCGTCAACTTTGACGACGCGAATGAAGCATTTACTGCTCGGTACAACCACGAAACCATCGCACTTGCGTTCTCAATTACTGAGGAAGCAATCGAGGACAACTTGTATGACCGCCTCGGCAGTCGTTACACACGCGCCCTTGCACGTTCGATGGCACACACCAAGCAGGTTAAAGCCGCTGCGGTATTGAACAATGCGTTCACTGCGGGTGCTTCTGCTGGAGGAGACGGGGTAGCACTTTGTGACGCTTCACATCCTCTTACAAACGGTGGCACGTTTGCAAACGAACCATCAGTAGCTGCTGATTTAAACGAAACTTCACTTGAAGATGCGTTGATCAACATTGCTGGTTTCGTTGACGAGCGTGGATTGAAAGTCGCATTGCGCGGATTGAAACTTGTTATCCCACGTCAACTGCAATTTGTTGCAGAGCGTCTTATGGTTTCAAACCTTCGCACTGGTACTTCAGACAACGATACTAACGCAATTCGTTCAATGGGTATGTTGCCTGACGGTTACGCCGTTAACGACTTCCTAACTGATACAGATGCGTTCTTCCTGTTGACTGATGCTCCTCGCGGTTTCATGCACTATGAGCGCACGCCTATGTCTACTGGTATGGAAGCTGACTTCGATACTGGCAACATGCGGTTTAAAGCTCGTGAGCGTTATAGCTTTGGCTTTAGCGATCCACGTTGTGTGTTTGGTTCTCCTGGCGCATAAAGTTATTTAGGTTCAACCTTTAGCCACCCTATTGGAAGAATTTATTTAAGTCAGAGGCGGTCTTCGGATCGCCTCTTTCTTTTTGTAAAAATATAATGTATTGTCTTAGCATCCCTGACAGTCGCATGGTGTGACTGACTTAACCCTGACAGGAGATTCCCATGGGTAATTCTACATTTAGCGGACCAGTACGTTCGCAAAACGGCTTTCAAGTAATTTCTACAGATTCNACCACAGGTGCAGTTACAACTGTAGCAAGTACCGCTTCTACAGGNATTGTTACTAACAAGTATGTAAAGCACGTTGGCTTTGCCACTGGAGTTACAGTAAACACAACAGCGGGTGATAGCCCGACTATCGGTGAGTTTACACAACCAGCGAACACAATCATCACTGANATTAAGATTTTTTGTGACGTTGCTCCNATTATNGGAGAAGGTGACATTGGTTACGAAGTTGGTACATCTTCTTCTGGCGCACAAATTGTTGCGACTCAGGCAGACGAAATACTGGATGCTGGTACAACCGTTGTTGTACACAACGTAACGGTGACTGCATTAGTTCTTCAGACGCAAGATGGCACAACAGCGCCAGCTTCTGTTCAGTATACAGACACTGCAAGAACTATTTTCTGCAACATCACTAATACTGTTGACGCCACAACAGCAGGATCGTTCACATTTATTATTGAGTACGTTCAGATTGCGTAATTATTAATTTGGCGGGGTTAACGCCCCGCCTTCATTTATAGGAGGCCAAAATGGCAGGATCAGACGTAACCCCCGTCATCATCAGCGATGAGGTGGCTTTAGACGCAGACGGTATTTCAACGGCAGCATCCGTTGGTAACAACGCCGCATTAACAATTGGTGGGGCATTGGCTTCTGGCGGTAGCGTTACAAATGCTTCTGCACGGCAAGTTACAATTTTGTCCGCAGGTAACGATTCTTCAAAATCGTTTAATATAGTTGGCACAGATGTAAATGGTGCGGCTCTTACCGAAAACCTTACGGGTGCTAATGCTGGCACCGCGACTAGCTCCGGATATTTTAAAACAATNACAAGCATAACCGCGGTTGGAAACCCAGCGGGTAACGTATCTGCTGGAATCAACAACAATGCTTTAGGTGTTATTTTTGCAGGCCGCACTCGATTACAAGGGTTTTCTTTTGTGTCTGGTGGAACCGCAGGAAAAGCTAACCTTAGAGACGGAGGTGCCACAGGTACAGAGCTAATACAGTTTAGATCAACTGGAACNGACAATCTGTCAGACGGTGCCCGTGGATTTCCTGATGAAGGTATTTTGTTTAAGAGCGGTTGTTTTGTTACGTTTATTGTAGGAACCGTTGATTTAATGATGTTCTACCACGCTTAAACTAGGAACTACTTGCTATGGCTGATAAGAAAAAAGTTAATCTCTCAGTTGGTCGCGGCGAGAAGTTGTCTGTAAAAAAGGGCGCTGGGCTTACTGCAAAAGGTCGCGCTAAATACAACAAAGCAACAGGTAGCAAACTTAAAGCTCCTGCGCCCAACCCTAAGTCTAAGAGCGAGAAAGGTCGTAAGAAATCTTTTTGTGCTAGATCAAAAGGTTGGACCGGAGAAAGAGGCAAGGCAGCGCGCAAGCGTTGGAAATGTTAAATGAAGATTGATTTAAATAACCTTGTGTCTGTTGTAATCCTAGGGGTTTTAAGTTGGGGCGCGATAACTTTGTTTACAATGAACGCTCAGATGGCGGTTGTAGTATACAAGGTTGATCAGAACTTTAAAATGATCCAACCAATGTGGCAAGAATTTTTAAGGACAGAGGTAGCTAATGACACTCACCCGATCACAGATGTCGAAGCAGATATCCACGCCTTCAATGGGGAGAAGAAATAATGCCCAAAGACGCTTGTTACAAGAAAGTCAAAGCAAGATACAAAGTATTCCCAAGCGCATACGCAAGCGGAGCAATAGCCAAATGCCGCAAAGTGGGGGCGTCAAACTGGGGAGAATCTTCTAAACGAAAGCGGCCGGTCAAGAAAAAATTAAAGAACGGCGGTTATATTGCTAATGGATGTGGTTCTGTACAAGAATCTCGTCGTAAAGAAACGAATAATTACTGATGGCTGTTCGTAAAACAAAAGAAGGTGCTGCCCTCAAGCGGTGGTTCAAAGAGGACTGGAAGGATGTCAGTTCTGGGAAGCCTTGTGGCCGCAAGAAAGGGGAGAAAAGAGCTACGCCTTATTGCCGGCCCAGCAAGAGAATAAGTTCCAAAACCCCTAAAACGTCAAAAGAAATGACAGCCTCTGAAAAAAGTAGTAAGGTAAAAGAGAAAAGAAAGCTAGGACAGCCTGCGGGAAAGCCTCGTAGAGTGTCTTCAGTGAAACGTAAAGCGAGGACGTATTGATGAAAGATTTAAGTGGAGACGGTAAAATTACTCAGAAAGACGTTCTTATGGGGCGTGGAGTTATTCCTAAGAAGAAGATGCAGAACGGCGGGGTTGTTAAAACTACCGGTGCAATGAAGAAGAGATACATGAACGGCGGCGTTGTTCTGTCAGGTCGCGGTGTACGCGACACTAAGATGGGATAAAGCATGACAACTTCTGGAACCAGGACTTTCAACCTCGATGTTGCAGAGGTTATTGAAGAAGCTTATGAGCGGTGTGGTCTAGAGGCTCGTACTGGATACGAGATTAAGACCGCTCGTAGATCTATGAATTTAATGTTTGCTGAGTGGACTAACCGCGGATTAAATCTGTGGACAGTTAAACAGAAGGTGTTGGACTTGGCGATAGGTGTTGCGTCTTATCCTGTTGGCACGTTGACAATTAGCGTTGCGTCCACCGCATCGTTTAACGTGGCTGAAACAATATCTGGTGGGACAAGTGCTGCTACAGCTATTATTACCAGCGTTGTTTCTAGCACGTCTCTTGCAATAACTTACCCTGTAGGAACTTTNGCTATAAATGAAACCATAACTGGGAGCGTTAGTGGAGCTACGACTACCGTATCTGCTGTGGTTGATTTNTCTGCNACACAAAGTTCTGCTGATATACTAGAGGTGGTCCTGCGTAAAAGTGGTACAGATTATGAGTTGAGTAGAATAAGCAGGGGCGATTATCTAAACCTACCAAACAAAACTACGCAAGGTCGTCCTAGTCAATTTTATTTTGACAGGCAGATTGACCCAGTGCTTAACCTTTGGAATGTTCCAGATAACTCCACAGATCAGTTGGTTTATTATTATGTCGATCGCATCGAGGATGCTGGGGCATATGCGAACACCACAGACCTTCCGTTTAGGTTTTACCCTTGTATGGTTGCGGGACTTGCGTATTACATCGCGATGAAACGTGCGCCGGAAAGGTTGCAGTATCTAAAGGTTATATACGAGGAAGAGTTTCAGAGGGCCTCTGACGAGGATGAGAATAGAACGCCTCTTAAACTTCAACCTAGTATTCAATACTTGAGGGCATAATGGCATTTGCATCTGGAAATAAAGCATACGGAATTTCAGATAGATCTGGTTTTCGTTATCGCTTGCGAGAAATGAAGAAGGAATGGACTGGCGCGTTAGTCGGTCCGGATGAGTTTGAGCCCAAGCACCCTCAACTGTTACCTCTTCGGATAAGTCCAGACCCACAAGCTTTGAGAAACCCTAGACCGGAGCCTAACTTGGTAGAGGAGCGAAACATTCAGTGGGGCTGGAACCCTGTTGGTGGTCCGCCATACAACGGAATCAACCCCCCTAACAACCTAGAAGCTACTGGGTCGGTAGGAGAAGTGACGGTGACAACATGAGTTTTACATATACGCAGCTAAAAACTGCCATAGAACAATACACAGAAAACAATGAGACATCATTCATTGCTAACTTTCCGGTGTTTATTAG